CATTTTTTATGGAAAGAGATAAACTAAAACTGATAGTAAAAAATCTAAGACTGCTGGTTGATGCTCTTGAGTCTGAGGTATACTCTGATGTAGATGTATACACGACCAAGCAGGAAAACTTTGATGACCCTGCTAGCAATTATACTTTAGACTACGACGAAGTTTTTGAGGATGACGATGGATAAGATAGATACACAAGGGATGGGTATTCCTAGTGATGGTAAATCAAAATCAAAAAAAATCCATCCACCATTGGTAATACCAAAACGAAATGTCTTTACTGATTTAGAAAGACAAGAACTAAAAGACATTATTAACGAGACACTTGATGAACGAGAACAACGTAAAATTAATCAGCGTAACTCCTGATGCTGAGAAGCACATGGCATACTGTGCCCGTGTGAGTAATCCTAACAACCAGGAGAATGAAAAGTTCTCTGGTCTTCTCAAGTATTGTGTGAAGCATCAACACTGGAGTATTTTTGAGCAAGCATATATGACTCTGGAGTTGAATACTACTAGAGGAATTGCAGCTCAGGTGCTGCGCCATCGTTCATTTACATATCAAGAATTCTCACAACGATATGCTGATAGTTCCCTACTCGCGAAGACGATCCCTCTACCTGAACTACGCAGACAAGACACCAAGAATCGTCAAAATTCTATTGATGATGTTGACCCGTTTACGAGTCAGAAGTTTGAAATGTTAATGCAACAACATTTTGTACAAGGAATGGATCTCTATCAGAGAATGCTTGATGAAGGTATTGCAAAGGAGTGTGCTCGCTTTGTGCTCCCTTTGGCATGTCCCACCAAAATTTACATGACAGGCTCAGTTCGGTCGTGGATCCATTATATCGATTTGCGTTCTGCAAATGGTACACAGAAGGAGCATATGGATCTTGCACTGGGTGCAAAAGAAATCTTCTGTGAACAATTCCCTGCCGTTGCTGAAGCAATGGAATGGGTTTCATAAATATTTACACCAACAATTGATCTATGCCAACATACCCTGTTATTAATTTAGAAACAAAAGAGAAGAAGACACTCAGTATGACTATGAAAGCATATGATGAGTGGAGAAAAGAGAATCCAGGATGGGACAAGGACTGGTCAGAAGGATGTGCAGGTCAGTCTACTGAGTTTAAGTGGACTGGTGAAGCAAAATCCAATGGATGGAATGAGGTTTTAGATCGTTCATCCAGGCAACCAGGTGCTACTGTCGGTAAACACCGATACTACGGTTAATTCTTCTAATCTTTTTATAGCGTATGACCTCAAAGAAAAAGTCTCAATCACCAGTTCCATTTGGAATGTCTAACAGACAGATGAAAAGAAAGAAACCAATCAATACGGATTTGATGAGGAAGATTGAACCCCTGACAGAAAATCAGGAGGAACTCTTCCGTTGCTATAAGAATGATCAGAACCTTGTAGCATATGGCGCAGCAGGAACAGGTAAGACCTTTATTACCCTCTACAATGCTCTTAAGGATGTTCTTGATGAAAGGACACCTTACGATAAGATCTACCTTGTCAGGTCTCTTGTAGCAACTAGAGAGATTGGATTTTTACCTGGCGATCATGAAGACAAGTCTTCTCTTTATCAAATTCCATATAAGAATATGGTAAAGTATATGTTTGAAATGCCTACTGATACAGACTTTGAAATGCTATACGGCAATCTCAAAAATCAAGGAACAATTAGTTTCTGGTCTACGTCTTTTATCCGTGGTACTACACTTGATAATGCAATTATTATTGTTGATGAATTTCAAAACTTGAATTTTCATGAACTTGATAGTATCATTACAAGGATTGGACAAGAATCTAAAATCATGTTCTGCGGTGATGCCACTCAATCTGATCTCATTAAATCTGCAGAGAAGAATGGTATTGCAGACTTCATGAGAATTCTTAGAACAATGCCATCCATGGATATTATTGAGTTTGGCGTTGAAGATATTGTTCGTTCAGGACTCTGTAAAGAATACTTAATTGCAAAAATGGATCTTAATCTATGACATTTATTCATCATAATTTTCTAGGTGACCTTGAATTAAATAAGAAAGAAACAACTGGCATCCGTCTCTATAACTTACCTAATGGAGACTGGGTGCCTTCTATTACATCAGTAACTTCTTTTTATAATCGACAAATCTTTGTTAAGTGGCGTAAAAGAGTTGGTATTGAAGAAGCAAATCGCATTACTAAAAGAGCAACTACCCGTGGTACTGACTTCCACGAAGCAGTTGAAGTATACATGAGGAACAATGAAATAAATTGGGATGACTTTCGTCCACTAACCCAGTTTATGTTTCATCATGCTAAACCATATCTAGATAAGATAGATAACATACACGCCATTGAAAGGACTCTGTATTCTGAGTATCTTGGATTGGCTGGTAGGGTTGACTGCATCGGTGAATACGAAGGAGAACTTGCAGTCATTGACTTTAAGACTTCCGAAAAGATTAAACCAGAAGCCTGGTTAGAAAATTATTTCGTTCAAGAAACTTTTTATGCTGCTGCCTACTATGAACTGACTGGTATCCCCGTTAAAAAACTCATCACTATCATGGTTACACCTGGTGGAGAGGTTAAAGTATTTGACAAAAGAAACAAAGGGGACTATATTAAGTTATTAGTAAGATACATTAAAGAGTTTGTACATCACAATACTAGGTCAGAGAATGGGGAATGAACTAGAAAAAGCACTGGAGAATAAGTTTTTCTGCCCATCTCGTTTTGCACAAGAGATTGAATCTCTTGTTCTCAGTGCTGAGAAAATGAGTTATATCGATGCTATTATTCACTTCTGTGAAAAGAATAGTCTTGATCTAGAGTCAGTTCCTAAACTGATATCTAAACCTCTAAAAGAAAAAATTAAATGTGAAGCTCAGGAACTTAATTTCCTGAAGAGAAGTTCCCGTGCCAAATTGCCCCTTTAAATTCATTTGGGGGGGAAAAAATTTCCGGCAAAAATTTGACTCTATTACTTTTTCATGATGCCGTTTGATGCCTACAAGCAATACCTTTCGTTGAAGAATCACTTCACGAAAGAAAAGTATGACTACCACAAGTATTGCGGTAAAAGTCGTGCTACAGTTCAATCTTTCTACAAAAGAAAGGATAGATTTTGGTTTGAAAAGTTATCAAGAAATAAAGATGATAAGGAAGTAATTGAGTTCTTCATCTCCAATTTCATTACTTGTACTGATCCAAGTAAACTTTGGATAGGAGAAATGATACGAGAGGGTGAAGGTAGATATACTTCATGGAAGAAAAGAACACAATCACTTTCGTATGTTTTTAAAGAAGAAGTAGAAAAAATATTTTCTGATAGTAATTTTGATTCAATATTCTCTTTAGATGAATCTACACATCCTCAGATACTTAAAGAATATCTGAAGGATAATATTTCAATTGAAACTTTTGTTATTCTTGATAGAATACTTGGTTTCAGAAAAGACTGGGATGAAAAATTATCTGATCCAGTTTGGGAGACAGTCAGTATGAGAATGAAAAAGTATTCTCCATTCCTAAATATTGATGTATCTCGTTATAAAAAAATTCTTAAAAAGGTTGTGATAGGGTAATGAGTTTTTTCGATTCTGATGTAGTCCGTGCAGAAATGACGGAAATAAGTGAGTTGCAAGATGACGTTTATCGTAACGTCTTCAAGTTTCACAGTATGTCAAAAGAAGAGCAGAAATTTCATGTTGCTCTTCTTGAAAAACTGATTGATAAACAAAGAGTTTTATATACTCGTTTAAGTTTATCTGATGATCCTGAAGCAAAGATGATGAAGGATCGCATTATTGAATCTGCAACCATGATGGGACTTCCTCCCAACACAGGCATGAATACTGTCTTTAGTAACATGTCTAAAATGCTTGAAGTGATGAAGAAACAGATTGACAAAACTGATTCTGACCTATAGAATAAAGAGGTACACAAAAGCCAAATCCAAAAAATCTAAAGAATCCTATGTCTTTCGCAAATCTTAAAAAGCAATCCTCTCTGGGTTCCCTTACCTCTAAACTGGTAAAGGAAGTTGAGAAGATGAACAATACCAGTAGCGGTGGAGATGACCGTCTCTGGAAACCTGAAATGGATAAGACCGGCAATGGTTATGCCGTCATTCGTTTCCTCCCTGCCCCTGAAGGAGAAGATCTTCCATGGGCAAAGATGTACTCCCATGCCTTCCAAGGAAATGGTGGTTGGTACATTGAGAACTCTTTGACTACAACTGGTGGTAAAGACCCTGTGTCTGAGTACAATCGTGAACTCTGGAACAGTGGTAATGAATCAGATAAAGATACTGTTCGTAAGCAGAAACGCAAACTCTCTTACTATGCCAACATCTATGTTGTGCAGGACAAAGCTAACCCTCAGAATGAAGGTCGTGTCTTCCTGTATAAGTTTGGCAAGAAGATCTTTGATAAGGTCATGGAAGCAATGCAACCTGAATATGAAGATGAAACAGCAATTAATCCTTTTGACTTCTGGCAGGGTGCTAACTTCAAACTAAAACTGAAGAAGGTTGCAGGTTACTGGAACTATGATTCTTCAGAGTTTGCTTCACCTTCACCTCTGCTTGATGATGATGATGCATTGGAAGCATTGTGGAAGAAGCAGTATTCATTGACTGCTCTTGTTGCTGCTGATCAATTCAAGTCCTATGAACAACTACAAACACGTTTGAAGATGGTTCTGGGTCAGAAGTCTGCACCTGCTCGTTATGATGAAGAGACTGACAACGAAGACAACTCTCGCGGTAGTTTTGCTCCTGACTGGGCAGCAAAGAGTGCTCCTGCGGCAGACTTCAATGCACCTGACATCACTCCAACAAAGTCTGCTGACTCTGATGAAGATGATGCTCTATCCTACTTCCAGAAACTTGCTGAGGAGTGATGAGGTATAATCAACTATAAAGTCTGATATTATCACCCGTTTTTAAGGTTCTAGTCTTATATTGACTGGAACCTTTTTTGTATGTCATGAGAATTTCAAGATCATCTAAAACAATCTGTAGGTATCTTGGTTTCAATAAGAATATATTTCTTCTATTTGTTTGTAGTTCCTCTTCATATTGATAATTTGTTATCTCTTTAACTGGATATGATGTAGTATACCCACCATTATCAAAGTATGTGATACTATAATCAGAAGGAACTCTAAGACCTGGGGTTACCATTACAACACCGTCACTATTTTTAGTTTCTACAGTTTCGTAATGGTGAGTTGAGTATAGATTATCATAAGTATCATACTTTTCTAGGACGAAGGAATCAAATCCACTTTGAGTTAATGGCCATTCCGTTTGAATATTTTGAATATTATTACAAACTAAAACCAACCAATCTAAATTTTGATCACCATAAAATTCAGCTGCAACATTATCTGGTCGATCGTTTCCTTGAATCGCATACTTTGAGAACACAGAAAGATCTTGAAAAATATCTTCTCTGAGTTTGCCTCTTTTAAATAAATTTTTTACAGGAATGTAGTCGGATATATTAGCATCTGGAAGCCTACTAACATATTCAAAATTTGGAACTCTGTTGAAGTAGTTTGACATTTTTAGAATCCTATTG